ACTGTCGTCAGTAAGTTTTCACATAACAGCATGAGCGTCAATTACTACATCGCCGTCACTAAGAACTGACATGACCAACAACACTACACTGACTGATTTGGTTTGGGTGGAAAAGTATCGCCCTAAGACCATCAACGATTGTCTTTTGCCTGTTGAACTCAAGAAGACATTTACGGGTATTGTAAAGACCGGTAAAATGCCAAACTTGATGTTTTCTGGAAAGCCCGGGACAGGAAAGACCACTGTTGCCCGAGCCCTATGTGCGGAACTTGGGATAGACTACATCATCATTAACTGCTCTGAAGAGCGTGGCATTGACACTCTACGTACCACTATTCGATCTTATGCTTCTACCAAGTCATTGACCGGAGGCAAAAAGGCTATCATTCTTGACGAGTTTGATTACGCTAATCCGCAATCAATGCAACCAGCCCTGCGTGGAGCCATCGAAGAGTTCGCACCAAATTGCAACTTTATCATGACCTGCAACTACAAAAGCAGGATCATAGAAGCACTCCACAGCCGCTGCACGGTAATTGATTTTACGTTTCCTCCCGATGAGCGTGAAATCATTGCCAAAAAAATGATGACACGATGTGGGGCTATTCTTGATAGCGAAAAGATTACTTACAATCCTGCTGTCTTGGCAAATTTGATTGTAAAGCATTTTCCTGATTTTCGCAGAATTATCAACGAACTGCAAAGATATTCATCACATGGCGAAATCGATGTAGGTATTCTTGCAAATAAGGGTGATGCTGATGTCAAGGAGCTTTTAGGCTTCATGAAGAACAAAGACTTTGCCTCTTGCCGTAAGTGGATCGCGCTAAGTGCAGAAGTTGGATCTCCAGACTTTTTTAGAAAGTTGTACGACTCACTCTACGGAGCGCTTAAGAAGCAGTCTATTCCTACAATGGTATTGATTGTTGCTGACTACCAATATAAGGCAGCATTTGTTGCAGATCAAGAGATCAACTTGACAGCAATGGTATGTCAACTCATGATGGAATGTGAGTTTGAATAATGGAACTTAAAGACTTTTTGTCCAGTATCAATACAACCAAGCAAAACCTAATTGATAGCGACCCAAAGGCAGAAAAGTTATATCTACCTTTTATCGTTAACAAATGCTTGTCCTACTTTCCAGACACAATCATGGCTGTCAATGAGGTCAATTGTTTGGGCTTTGCTGACAAAAAGATGCAATATGACTATCTCTTAAATGCCATAAGAGCCAAGAAACGATTTGCCCCTTGGCAAAAAAAGATACAAGATGCGGATGTGGATCTGGTAAAGCAGGCATACTCTCTTTCTGAAAAAAAAGCACTAGAATTACTGCCACTTTTGTCTCCAGAAAAACTTGAGACAATTCGCAAAACTCAATTTACTGGGGGACATAAATAACTCTGTTCGTTAGGAGTTATTATGTCTACTTCAGATATTTTTAAGGGTGTAGGGGTTCCTGTGAAACTTACCAAAAAAGAAAATTATTTGGTAATCAAAGAAACCTTAGAGCGCATTGGCGTTAGCCCAAAAAACAAAAAAGTATTGTACCAATCATGTCACATTGTTCATAAAAATGAACAATACGTAATAGCCCATTTCAAAGAATTATTTAAATTGGACAATTTAAAGTCCGAGGTTAGCGACGAAGATATTCAACGTCGAAATGCCATAATAAACTTGCTAGAAGAGTGGGGTCTGATTAAAGTCCAAGATTCAAACATGATTGAAAATCGAATGGGCATTAACGGAGTAAAAATTTTAAGATACGACGAAAGAGATGATTGGGATTTAATTCCAAAATTTAATACAGGAACATTGAGAAAATTTTTCGCGGAGTGAATATATGCATAAATTAACACTGTGTATGATCGTAAAGGATGAGTCGCACATTATCAAAGAATGTTTGCAGTCTACTGCAAAATTTATTGATTACTACATTATTTGTGATACTGGGTCGTCGGACAATACAAAGCAGATTATCAAGGATTACTTTGACTCTGTTAATATTCCCGGCGAAATTCATGATCATACTTGGGTAGACTTCGGAAACAATAGAAGCCAAGCTTTGGCTTTGTGCAAAGGCAAGACAAAGTGGGCAATCATGATTGATGCCGACGATTATATTGAAGGTGATCTGCCTACCAATTTTGATGATAGTATCGATGGGTATACTACTCGGATTAAACGTGGAAATTTTGAATGGAAGCGCGTTCAAATTTTTAATATTGACAAAAAGAATTGGCGATACGAGGAGCCTATTCACGAATACCCAATTGCAGAACTTCCAATGAACATTCAGCATTTGGATGGCAATTATGCATTCCAAGTCCGTACAGCTGGATATCGAACTATTTCCTGTGCAACCCAACAGGAAAAGTATTGGAAAGATTATTTGCTACTCCAAGAAGCAATTAAAAAGGACCCTACTTCTCACCGTAAACAATTTTACTTGGCACAATCAGCATTTGATTCCCATAAGTTTGACTTGGCTGAGCAAGAATATCAAAAGCGTGTAGACATGGGTGGGTGGGACGAGGAAATGTTCTTCTCTCAGATGCGTGTAGGACTTTGTCGGGAATTGCAGAATAAGCCAGTCGAACAAACCGTAGATGCCTTGCTAAAGGCATGGGAGATGCGTCCCATTCGTGCGGAGCCACTGTATCACATCTCTAATGTGTACCGCAAAAATGGACGCCCTGCTGCAGCATTTGTGGTAGCGTTCCAAGCCCTATCGATTCCAAAACCTCAACAAGATATTTTGTTTGTCGATGGTGACCCATATCATTGGGGAATTTTGGATGAAATTGTATCTACTGCACATAGTGTCGGAAAGTTTCATTTGGGACTCCAAGCAGCAGACAAGCTTCTCAATGAAAGCCGATTGCCCCCTGAACAAGTTGAACGAGTGCAAAAGAACCGTCAATCATACTACAATAAGGTTATGGAACTTCAGGCACACATGGCTCAGGTTCAGCAGCAGCAAGCAGCCGCACAAGCCAAAGTCCAAATGCCTGTAACTCCAGCGACAACTCTTAATTTAAATAACGTTGTAACTAAAATGCATGATGTTAAAACAGTATATGGGCAGGATGCTGCCGACAACGTAGCTGTTAAAAATTTCAAAAAGCGTAAAGTAAAACGATAAGCTTCAGCACCCCTAAATATTAGGCCCGAAGTTGGATATTTGCCTACCATGCCTAATATCAGAGATACTGTAACGCTAATAAAAGAATGTCAACATCTAGAAATGGGTGTTGACTATTTTATTGTTGAAAATGTGACCGATCCAACGGTAATTAAGGTAGGATCCGGTCTATCTAAATTAAAATTACAAGATAAATTTGGAAAAAGTTATCTTTTAGAAGGTAATTCTCAAAAGATAGCTTCTTTATTTAAAGTTTCTGATTTATATTCAAAAATCAACTCAGACGTTTGGAGCCTTAAAGAGTCTTTTGGTTATTTTCCGCAGGGTGCAAAATTTAAAGAATATACTGATGCTTCTAATCCTGAATATGCAGTAAAAATTGGAGTTGGCGTTTCAGAAAAAATTTTAGTAGAACAGACAACTAATAAAATTATTAAATTAGTTGGTAATGGTGATAAGATCAAATCAATGTTTGATCGAACACTTTCATCACCACAAACTAAACCAACCGTAATTGAACAAAAAATACCTCAATATATTCCCGGCCCACAGGGTCCAATTGGTATCCAAGGAGAAATGGGTCCTGTTGGGCAAATAGGTTTACCGGGTCCCAAAGGAGACAAAGGAGATGCAGGACCACAAGGAAACACGGGCGACAGGGGTGAACAAGGAGAAATTGGTCCGCAAGGAGAACAAGGTGCACAGGGAGAACCTGGCATACAAGGTCCAGTGGGCCATCAAGGTAATGTGGGCGAGCGTGGACTGCCAGGTCCACAGGGTTTGGTTGGCCCTCAAGGAACACAAGGACCGATGGGTCCAATGGGTCCGAGGGGTGCAAAGGGAGATAGAGGAGAAAAGGGTGATACGGGAGAGGCTGGTTCGGACGGTGCGCAAGGTTCGGTGGGCCCAAAGGGTGATATCGGAGAAAAGGGCGAAAGGGGAGATAGAGGACTTATGGGTCCTCAAGGCCCTGTTGGACCTAGAGGAGAGAAGGGGGAACCGGGAACTCAAGGTCCTATCGGGCCTCAAGGCTCACAAGGACCCGCCGGAGAATCGCCAGTCTTAACTGCGGAATATCCTTTAAAGTTAGAAAATAACAAACTAACTTTTGATTCAGATAAGTTTACAAAGCTTATAGACAAATATAGAAACACTGATATTCAAAAAGCAATTGACGCCATTGGCAAAACAATGCCTGATGGTGGCGGCGCAGTTGGCATTAAGTTTAATGGATCGAATCTTATTAAATCTGTCAGTGATATTAATTTTACTGGCAATGGGGTGACTGTCACCCAACAAGGTAAAAATGTAGAAGTTAATATTCCGGGTGGTTTTAGTCCTCTTATTGGTGTTGCTCAAATTGTTGCAGGATCGGGAATTACATTATCTCCCGAAGATGGCATTGGAATTGTAACAATAACAGCTACAGGAAGTGGTACTGTTGGAAATACTGGTGCTACTGGTCCCCAAGGGCCGCAAGGAAACACTGGTGCTACTGGACCAGCTGGAGCCGCTGGTGCTGGAGGAACTTATTATTATCAACTTAATGCACCAACAGATCCCGGTATTACAATGGGATTCCGCTGGATGGCTTCCGATACTGGTATTGAGTATGTTTATATAAACGATGGAAATACAAATCAATGGGTCCAACCAACAAATACTGGCGGATCCAGCACAACTTCAATATCAATTCTTGCAACGACTGCCGTAACTGGTGCTACCTACACAGCTCTTTCGTCTGATTATTATATTGGAGTTAGTTATGCGGGTCCAGTTACAGTAACTCTTCCAGTCAATCCAGAGACTGGAAGAGAAATAGTGGTAAAAGACGAATCAGGAAACGCGGGAGCTGGAGTTACGCGGCAAATAACTATTGTCGGAGCCACGGCAGCACACACAATCGACAACCAAAGTTCAGCAATAATTAATCTAGACAATGCCGGGTTACATTTCATTTACAGAAATGGATGGAGAATAATATAATGTCATACCTATTTAACGATCTTGTGGGATTCAAAGGAAATGTTGTAGATGCTTTCAATCGTCTAAAGGTTAGCAATCCTTTTACCTTATTTGACAGTCAGCAAAGATATACACTCAGTGATAAATGGGATTATGTTGGAGTGAGTGGTGGTACCTATTCTTATAATCCAGTAGAAAGCACAGTATCTCTAACTTCAGGAACTACAAGTGGTTCTAAGATGTATGTGGAAACTAAAAGAGTGTTTCCATACCAACCTGGAAAATCTTTGACTATTGTTGATTCATTTGCAATGGCCCAACCAAAAAGTGGATTGCGCCAAAGGGTTGGTTATTTTGGAATAACGGGCGGTGTTACAGCTGGAACGCCATATAACGGAGTATACCTACAGCAAGATGGATTGACATTGTCGGTTTGCTTGACATCGGCTTCACTCGGAACCACACAAACGGTAACACAATCAAATTGGAATGGTGATAAATTTGATGGAACTGGTGATTCTGGTGTTACGATAGATGTGACAAAAGGAAATATTTTTTGGCTAGATGTTGAATGGTTGGGTGTGGGTGATGTCCGCACTGGATTCTTTATAGATGGTAAACCTGTTGTGGCACACACATTTTATAATACAAATAAAAATTCAACAACCTATATGTCAACTGCATGTTTGCCTTTGCGATACGAGATTGAAAATACTGCTGGTCAAACAGGCAGCAGTACCATGAGACAAATTTGTTCAACGATATTGTCTGAAGGTGGATATGAAGGATTCAGCAGAAGATACAACGTAACCCACAGTGGAACTACACCCCATACTTTAACAACAGCAGGAACTCAATATCCACTGGTTGCAATACGAATGGCCCCCGATAGATTGGATAGTATTATTGTGCCGTCAAATATTAGTGTGGCAATAGAGCCGGGAACAAATAACAAACCATTAGTAGTGCAATACAGAATTTTATTGAATCCAACTTTAACGGGAGGCGCGTGGCAAACACATTTCAATGGAAATGTTCAATATAATATTACGGCTACGGGGGTTACTGGTGGAACTGATATTATCGGTGAGTATATAAGTAGCTTCGGAACCTTGGATGTATCTAGCATAAATGATTTTAATTTTCAAATAGGAAGAACACAACTGGGAGTAAGTGATACATTTGTTCTCGTACTGGTTCCTACGACAAATAACACACAAGGTTATACAGATCTTTCATGGTTTGAAATCATATAAATATTAAGACATGCCATTAGATTTTCCTCCATCCCCATCACTAAACGAAATTTACACCTTTGGTGGTCGTTCTTGGCAATGGAACGGAACTGCGTGGGATGTTTATAATCCTGCGGGTGGTTTGACGCAATATGTTTCACAATTAAATGGTCTTTGTGGATCAATTAATATTGCTGCAGGAACTTCTATATCTGTAACCCCAACGGGAAATACTCTAACAATTGCCTATACTGGTGGAGGCGGTGGCGGTGGAGCTACGGGTGCTACTGGAGCCACTGGAGCCACTGGAGCCACTGGTCCACAAGGAAATACAGGTGCTACTGGAGCCACTGGTTCTCAAGGTATTCAGGGAAATACAGGAAACACTGGTGCCACTGGTCCACAGGGAAACACTGGTGCTACTGGTGCCATACCCACTGATTATGTAATTTCTTTCAATGGACTTACAGGTGCAGTCACAGGTGTAGCATCTATTCGTGGTCTTACTGGTGCTGTTGGAATCACCAATGGTACTGGAATCGGTCTGAGTGTATCTGGTCAGACTATGACCTTCAGTAATACTGGAGTATTGAGTATTAATGGTGGTACTGGTGCCGTTGCGAATGTTGCAAGAACAAATGTAGATAATAATTTTAGTACTGCTCAAACCATAGATGCACCAGGTGCATATCTTGAAATAATTGGTAGTGCTACCGCCTTTACTCTTACTCCTGGTGTGGGTATTGCAGTTAGTGATTCAGTTAATTTTCCTCAAACATTACAGTTTAATCAGACAGTTACTGCTACTACAGTTACTCTTCCTAATTATACTACAACTTTAGCAGGTCTTTCTGGTAATCAAACCTTCACCGCACTCAACACATTCTCTGCGGGGATTAGCGCTTCGGGTGGTGTGACTCTTGCAGGAACATTACAGGGAACAACTGCAAACTTTACAGGTCTTGTATCTTCCACTGTAGGTTTCTCTGGATCTGGAACCAATCTTACCAATATTGTTAAAACTATAAATGGTCTTTCTGGTGGTGTAACTTTTGCAGCAGGAACAAACATCACCCTGACGCCAGTAGGCAATACAATCACAATTGCCTCTTCTGGTGGCGGTGGTGGAAGTCCAGTATATGGTGTTACAACCAGCATTGATTTTTCTGAACAAATAAATCAAATAAAAGTAAGAGTCTATGGACCCAGTGTATTTTTTGGTTTTCAGCCTTCTATATTCAGCACAGCCGATTCAATAACAGACATAAGATTATCTACAGACAGTGTTTCGGAAATAATAACTTTTTCTAATATTGTAAGTTATGTTGCCAGTTATGCATCTGATTTAAATGCTTGGGTTGTAGAAATTACTGCAAAACCTCCATTTAAATTTAATACAACCGCAGAAACAATATATAGCAGTCAATTTTTTAATAATTTATCAGCATCTTGGACGGTTGGTGCATTAAGTTTTCAAGATTCTTGGGCGGATGGTGATGGAGGAGTTTTTGATAATGTTGAACTTATTCACAAGCCAGAAACTTTTGTGACAAAAACTTTGACAGGAATCACCTGGGCCAATGCAAGTTCTTTCATAACCTGCAAAGTCATGGGGCTTACATCTGCAGACCATACGGCAGAAGATGCCATAATCGAAGGCGTTCAGTTTGAGATAAATAATATAGTTGGAGGCACAGGCTTTGATATTATCGGCCATGCCCCAGAAGAAACATACGGAAAATACACGATTGAGTGTTTAGGTCAATAAGGAGAATATGAAAAATGGGCGTTAATATAAAAGGCGGAAACGATTCAGCAGGTTTGGCAAACGTAAGTTCAAATTATGAACTTCAGGTAGTTACTCCTCAAATTGAAGAAAATGCTGGATTCGTTCAACTGAGCACCGAGGTTGATCCCGGTGATGTCTTGGGAACAAGAACAGTTATTGCGGCTGAGTGTTCGGATGACTATAGACTTCGCGTTGGCGTTGACCAAACAATTTTTAATGCTTCGTTTGAAGGAACTTCAATTCTCACCACTACGTGGAGCCAGTTGCTGACATCCATGACAGCTACCCAGTCAAGCAACTTCTTGACTTTAAACGCCGGTTCATCAACTACATCAGGACACGCAGCATACATTCGTACGCACAGACATATTCCGACATTTGGAACATATCCAACTTATGTTGATATGTGGATTCGGGAAGTGAATGTTACTACAACTAATGCTGTTAGTGAATGGGGTCTCCTTTATGTAACTACAGCAGCAACAGCACAGCCGATTGATGGTATATTTTTCCGTCGTCTTTCTGCTGGAGTTTTGAAAGCAATAATTACAAATAACTCTGTTGATATTGCAGAAGCCATAATTACTACAACAAATGTACCTCCACGTGATGGTTCTGGAACCTTTGATCCTACTGAAGCAAACCACTATCTGATCGCATTCCACAATGACGTAGTCAGATTCTGGATAAACGACGTACTTGTAGCGGAAATCGAATGTCCGGGTGCACAAGCACAGTTCTCGGCATCTTCTTCCAATCCTGTTGGATTTAGAGTAGTAAACACAGGTACAGTATCTCCATCCGCTCGCCAGCTCTTGGTTGGATACGTAAACGTAGGTATTGGTGATCAAAACACAAACAAGCCATGGTCCCACGCAATGTGCGGTCTTGGAAACGGAGCATATCAGCTTGCCCAAGGCAACACTCCCGGCCCAACAGTCACACGTGCTTCGGGTGCAGCAGGCCACCCCGCAAGCGGTACTGCACGTGCTGCAGGTACATGGACTGCCACATCTGCTCCTGCACTAAACAACTTGGGTGGTCTATGGACATCACCAGCAATATCCACTCTTGCATCCGATGCAGATTATCCAGTATTTGCTTTCCAAAATCCGACAGGAACCGCAACCCTTCCCGGAAAGACTCTGTATATTACTGGTATTCGTGTAGGTGAAGCATATGTTTCAGCAGCAGCGTCAACTAACTCAATTTTATTGTCTTATATCGTAATGGTCGGATCCAGTGCAGTTGCAACCAGCACAGCTGATGCAGCCACAACTGTTTCTGGTAAATCTATTACTGTAGGCGGTCACGGATTTCTTTCAACCGAAGTGGTTGGAAACTATAAACCCGGCTTTGAAGTAAGATTTGATTCACCGTTAATGATTCCGGCTGGCCATTACTTTACCTTTGTTGTACGTCCCTTCGGTACCGTAACAAGCAATACTCTTGTTGTCACAAGCAGCCTTGCAGTCAATGGATATTTTGAATAATGGCTTTTTTACAAATAATTCAAACTTCTCACGGTGTTCCTGCTCTATATTGGAAACTTACATCCGTTACTTTTAATTTAAATCGCTCTTGCACATTGACATTGAGCGGTTATTACGATGAAAATGCAAGATTAAATAACAATGAAAAAATGAAAGAAATTTCATATACTGTTGAAGTAGGTAACATGGCAACGGTATTTCCTACTGGATTTAATCTTATTGATGCGTATAACTACATTAAGACACAACCAGAGTTTTTATTTGGTGCAGAATCTTTGTTATGAATTGAAAAGAGGAAAAAATGGGTGTAAAGATCATAGGTGGAAATAGTTCAGATAATTTGGTGGATGTTGATGAATTTAATCAAATAAAAGTCGTAACACCACAGAGTGACACCGGAATGACTGCTGGTTACGTGCAAATGAGCACAGAATTGGATGAGGGAGATAGCAGGGGAATTCGTAGTCTGATTGCCCTAGAGGCATCTGACGATTATCGCCTTCGTGTTGGAACTGATCAATCGGTATTTAATGCAACCTTTGAGGGGACTATAGTTAATACAGTACTCTTTTCTAGCACTACATCCATAACTAGCGCCGCGCAAGCTAACGGATTTTTAACTTTAAACTCTGGTAATGCAACTACAGCATTTGCAGCTGCATATGTTAGAAGTTACAGACAATTTCCATTATTCGGAACTTATCCAACCCATGCAGATATTTGGATGGCGGAAGGTAGCCCAAAAGCAACAAATGCAATTAGTGAATGGGGATTCCTGTACCTTACGACAATTGGTACTCAACAACCGCTTGATGGCATTTATTTCAGACGCATTGGTGGTGGACAACTTAAGGGAATCATTACACGCAACGCAATTGATGTCGCAGAAGTTTCATTGAATGCTTCTCCGGTCCCTTCACGCGATGGAACTGGTCTTTTTGATCCTGAAGAAGTGAATCACTATATAATAGTCGTATATAATGACGTTGCAAGATTTTGGATAAATCATGTTTTGGTTGGAGAAATTCTCTGTCCCGCAGATGCTCCACAATTTTCAGGATCATGCAACGTTCCTCTGGGATTCAGAACGAATAATATCGCTGCCACATCTGGAATAAGAACATTATCAATTGGATGTATTAACGTAGGTTTTGGAGATCAAAACATAGTAAAGCCATGGTCACATGCAATGACAGGAATGGGCGGTGGTGCATACCAATTGCAGGCAGGAAACACTCCGGGACCAACCGTAACACGTACTGCACCCGGTCAAGGACACCCCGCAAGCGGTACGGCTCGTATTGCCGGTACATGGACTGGTACTTCTGCACCCGTTCTTAGCAATTTAGGTGGTCTTTGGACTAGTCAGGCAATCAGCTCCTTAGCATCAGACGTAGACTATCCAGTATTTGCTTTCCTAAATCCTGCAGGCTCACAAACAAGACCGGGAAAGACACTGTATGTCACAGGAGTTCGCATAGGAGATACAGTTCCTAGCGCTGCAGCAGCAACCAACCCAATCTTTATATCTTATATTGTAATGGTTGGTGCAAGCGCATCTGCAACCAATACAGGCGATGCAGCCACAACTGTATCAGGAAAATCAATCGTAATAGGTGGCCATGGATTTTCAGCAACGGAAGCTGCAGGAAGCCATAAAGAAGGATTCAGCATGGACTTTACATCACCTTTGATGGTTCCTGCTGGACACTATATTACTTTAGTTGTACGTCCATTTGGTACGGTTACGCTTAATACGATGGTATTGAGAGGAAGTGTTCAATTTAACGGATACTTTGAATAATATAATTGACAAATATTTTTAATGTGATATAATTTTTATATGTACCTAAACTACCACAAAGCCGATCCAAGCGTTGTAGATCCCAATTATCAAACCCAGCTTGCCGCATGCTTTGATCTTGCTGCGTATATTCCAAAAGAAGAAAAGGTAAAAGTTTGGGAAGGCAAGGATACTACTGAGATCGAACCTCAGTATGATTACGACAAGGATTCTCACTACATTCTTTTGATGCCCGGAGAGCGAGCCTTGGTTCGAACTGGGTTGACTTTTGATATCCCGAGTGGTTATTCAATCAGACTTCATCCTAGGTCTGGCATGGCTTTAAAGTACGGTCTCGCGCTGGCAAATTGCGAAGGTGTGGTCGATGAAGATTATACCTACGAAACAAAACTAATAATGATTAATACCAATCTCCAAGAGCCTATTAAGATTTACAATAAGGATAGAATTGCTCAGGCTGAGATTGTAAAGTACGAGCAGATGAGACTTATCGAAATTTATAATACGCCTGATCTAAAGTCAGACCGAATCGGTGGGTTCGGAAGTACCGGAAGATCCTGATTTCTTTTTGGGCCACCGGACGGATTTGAATTCCTTCCAAACGGCATAAAAAGTAATAAGGCATATTACGACGTACCAAAAACTCCATTCAGAACCTTGATTTGGTGCTCCGAAGAAAGGTTCTTTTAGTACGCTATGAACTGCATTCCCTTGTTTGTCCAATGGAGAAATAATCTGAGGTGTAGTGCAGGAGGCCAATAAAATCAGAGGTAAGAGATATTTCATGATTTATTTCCTCCTGCGGCTGTGCCAAAGTAGAAGCCAACAACGGCCAAAAGAACTTGACGGTTTTCTTCAGCAAAGAGATATCCGGGGATTTCTACAAAATACTTTCGGGTTGTCTCCGGCACTAAGCTAAAGAAACTCTCTGGTTGTTTTTGAGTAAACTCTGCAAACGTAGAGATTCCAAAGAATGGCAGAACAAAGGGTGCGGCAACCACGGCAAACAAGCAAGCGAGAACAATAATTTGTCTTACGCCTTTACCGACATCTAATGGAACTCTCTGTGCTGCTTTGTCCTGATTGTCTGTAGTCTGTTTGTTGGCTTCAATTGCCATCTTAAACATGTCTTTTTGGTCTTGGGCCCTTTGTGCCCAGTAACGGAACAGAAATCCCGTCACTCCTCCACCCAGTAAAGATATTAATTCTGTCGGCATTTTACCTCAATTCCTTTGGTATGAAAGTTGCAATTCTATTGAGCCACGAATTTCTTCAAAATGGTTTATCATGATTTCTTCTTGGGCTAAATTTGGCTCATAGTCTTTATGCCATTGAACCAAGATAAATCCTACATTTATGCTTTTATTTTTGATCGGAAGGCATGCAATGTGTGAAATGAATTCATCTTCAAAGAAATGTTTAGCAAAACTATTTTCAGGCAATGCTTGAACGGAATAAATCATTGATCTGTTTTCCAAAACTTTTGTAAGCAATGGAACAAACAAAGAACACAGAGTATTTTTAAATTTTAATGCTTGTGAAGTATAGCCTTTATGGGAAGACTCATGGGAGACAGAAAACTTTCTCATAGAAATTCCATCCATATAATATTCACCATTATGGAATTGCATTAGGCTGGCACGCATAGCATTAGAAGCAATTCGGAGTTCCGTTAATCTTTCATTGATTTCACTGTGAATTAATATAAAATTGTCAGTTTTAGTTTTTGATTTCCAGAAACGGTGAACGCCTACTCCTATTCCTAGGCTTCCGGCAATCCACCACGCTATACTTTCAATTGTTTTTGGTACTTCTAGAAATCCAAATGACATTAAAATCTCCCTGTCTGAATATTTAGGTTATTGACTTTTAGGCTTAAATAGGTTATAATAATCATATGACTAGAGATGAATTATTTCAATTGCACGCAGAATTGTGCAATCGTTCTTTAATTTTAATGAAACAAAAGTCCGCAGACTATGCAACAGGATCTGATCCCTTTGCCAACTTCAAAAGAGGTGAAATTTTAGGGTTTGCCACAGCCGAAGAAGGGCTTATGCTTCGTGTTGTGGACAAAATTTCCCGGATTTCAACCTTCCTACAGCGTGGAGAGCTAAAAGTGGAAAACGAATCGGTCGCGGACAGCGTGATGGACGTGATCAATTATATGGTTTTGCTGCAAGGTATGTTGGAAGATAAATCTAAAAAGGCTAAGTGATGAAATTTTATACAGCGTGTACCATCAAGGGCAACAAAATTCTAGTTCGTGGCTACGACAAGGGTGTTCGATTTACTGAGACTGTTTCTTTTAAACCCTCCCTTTTTGTAAAGTCCGACAAACCGAGTTCTCACAAAACCTTGCGAAACGTTAATGTTCGCAGAGTTAAGTTTGACACGCTGTATGAATGCCGAGAGTTTCTTGACCAGTACAGAGATCTAGAGGACACCCCCATTTATGGAAACACTGATTTTGTCACTCAATATCTCATGGAGACTTATCCGTCTGAGGTGGAATACGATCTTTCCAAAATCAAGATAGCATACATTGACTTGGAATGTGAGACTGAAAATGGTTTTCCAGATCTAGAGAGACCAAATGAGCGCATCAATTTGGCGACCATTCGGATTGGAAACACTAATAATGTAATCTCTTTGCATGATGTAAATCTCCCGGACTGCAAAGTCTATGTTGAAGATACAGAGAAAGATCTCATTGGTCGTATCTTTGATATTCTAAAGAAAGAGGATGTGGACATCATCACTGGATGGAATATTCGCCTGTTCGATATTCCCTACATCATGGGTCGTGCAAAGCTTTTCTTTGAAGAGAAAGAAATTGCTGCATGTACGCCTTTTAACATGATAAAGGAAAGGCAAATCAAGATCGGAGAGCGAGCGTACACAGTGTACGAAATGCCGGGTTATACTATTCTAGATTACTTGGATCTTTATAAAAAGTTTTCTGGTACCAACCAAGAAAGTTATGCTCTAAACTTCATCTCGCGAGTAGAGTTGGATGAGCAAAAACTTGACTATAGCGAATATGGTTCTATGAAAGAGTTTTATACTCAAAACTTTCAAAAGTTTGCTGAGTATAACGTCAAAGATGCTGTGCTCGTTGAACGGTTGGACAACAAACTAAAACTAATTGATCTGGCTGTCTCCATTGCATACGAAGCAAAGATTGGATTCGATACTGTATTCTTCGCAACTCGCATCTGGGAAACCATCTGCTGCGATTATCTTCTGAAAAATAATATCGTCCCACCGCTCAAGACAAAGTACGCCAAGGATGACCAATTTATTGGTGCGTATGTAAAAGAAGTCATACCCGGCCTTTACAAAAACATTGTTAGCTTTGATGCTACAAGTCTATACCCAAGCATCATCATGGGATGGAATATTTCTCCGGATACTTGCATCAAGTCTGATTGCTCTTTTAATGCCGATGACTTTCTTAGAAGCAAGCGCAAAGAAATTCCAAGTCTGTTGGAGGAGGCAGAAGAAAACGACGCATGCCTTGCCTGCAACGGAAGTATGTTTACTAAAAAAGCCCGAGGCTTTATTCCTATCTTGATTGAAACTACATTCAATCAACGCCAAGAAGCAAAGAAGAAGATGATCCAACTGGAAAAGCAGTATGAGTCAAACAAGGATGCTTCTTTATTGCCTCGGATTTCAGCGCTAAAGATTCGCCAATCAGTAAAAAAGATTTTGGCTAACAGTTTGTATGGTTGCCTTGGAAATCCTGCTTTTACATATTCATCTCCTGAACTGGCAACAGCCGTTACTGTCACTGGACAGGTTATTATTCGCCAAGCAGAAATAGAAATGAATGGCTTTTTGAACTCATTGGTTAATAGCAGCAACGACAAAGACTACGTCATTGCTGTCGATACAGACTCAGTATATCTAAACCTTGAAGACCTAGTAGCCAAGGAGAATCCAGTTGACCAGACTGATTTTGTAAACAATGTCTGCGAAACTCAGATTCAGGCTAAACTGAACTCAGTCATGGAAAACCTTTCACAAACCCTGAAGTGCAAAGAGAACAAGATCTTCTTCAAGCGAGAAGCAATCGCTGCCGTTGGGATGTTTGTCGCAAAGAAGCGATATGCTCTTCTTGTAAATGATCTAGAAGGAGTTCGGTTTGCCGAACCAAAACTAAAGATCATGGGTATGGAGACTGTCCGAAGCAGTACTCCGCTGATTGTCCGAAATAAACTGAAGGACTGTATTAAGATCATTCTCACCAAGACTCCTGATGAACTTAAAAAGTATGTCCAAGATTTCAAGAAGGACTTCATGAAGCTTCCTTTGGTTGAAATTGCATCGCCACGTAAAGTCTCTGGTATGGATAAGTACAAAGATAACTTTACAATTTACAAGCAAAGCACTCCGATTGCTACTAAAGCATCTTTGCTTTACAATGCACATCTTAAGAAGTTGGGTCTTGATAAATCACATGCCCCGATCAAGGAAGATGATAAAATTAAGTTTGTGTTTATCAAGATTCCAAATCCGTATGGCAAGGGTGGGCGAGATGCGGTTATAGCCTTTGTCTCTGACCCCCCACCCGAGTTTGAACTAGATAAGTATGTGGATCGCGAAAGGCAGTTTGAGAAGACCATGCAGGAACCATTGGACAATATGCTTACGGCAATTAATTGGTCAATTAGTGATCATCCAACCCTTGAATCTTTTTTTGGATGAGATATAATATACATTATGTCAAGTGACAATTACACAGAAGAAATTTCATATGTTTTGGAAGATCCTGTCATATCAACAAAAAGCATCGACGATATAATGGCATACTGTTATCCAAACGCGTTTACATCACAAAAAAAGCTGTCCAATAAACAGATTTACAAAATGGATTTTGATTACAACGAAGAACTAGATGGACCAATCGTTTCCACTCATGATTTTCTTGATTGGAAAAAAAAGGCCGAGGGTTATCGAAAAGAATGTGACAATTTAAAATCATTGATTAGTAAAATTAATGAAGAAAATCAAAGTCTCAAGGAACAAATTCAAGAACTAAAAGAAGAGTTGCGCGATTTGAACGCACTCTTAGATTAAAAACTATGTCAAAATATCTACAAACTTTAATTAACAAACTAAACAATCCAGACGCTGCAATCGTGGCAAATGGACTAGAAGGCTCAGATGTAACCGGGTTCATTGATACCGGTTCCTATGTGCTTAATGCTTTGCTTTCGGGCTCCATTTATGGAGGCTTGCCAAGTAACAAGATTACTTGTTTGGCTGGAGACCCAGCAACGGGCAAAACTTTTTATGCTATTGGTATTGCAACACAGTTTTTGCAAAGCCATAAAGAAGGAGTCGTAGTTTACTTCGACACCGAACAAGCCGTAACCACTGAGATGTTTGAGAAGCGTGGTGTAGACACTAGCCGCATTGCAGTGGTTCCAGTGGCTACTATTGAAGACTTCAAGACTCAAGCTTTAAAATTGGTAAACGATATTCTGGAAACACCAGAGGAAGATCGTAAACCTATTTTCATGATTCTTGATTCATTGGGGATGTTGTCTACCGAAAAAGAAATGAATGATTCGGCTGAAGGTAAGAATGTACGCGACATGACCAAAGCACAACAGACAAAAGCAACGTTTCGCGTGTTGACTTTAAAGTTGGGCAAGGCAAAAATTCCAATGTTGCTGACCAACCATACGTATCAGGTAATCGGTGCTTATGTTCCCACCAAGGAATTGGGTGGTGGCATTGGTCTTAAGTATGCAGCCAGCACTATTCTGACTCTTTCCAAAAGCAAGGATAAGACTGAAGATGGCGTTGTTGGTAACTTTATCAAGTGCACTAACTACAAGAACCGATTTGTTAAGGAAAATACTCAGGTAGAAACCCGCCTAAACTATACTACTGGGCTTAGTCGATATTACGGACTGACTGACCTTGCTATAAAATATAATATATTCAAGAAGGTCTCAACCCGTATTGAACTGCCGGATGGGACTAAGGTATTTGAGAAAAATATCGATGAAGATCCCGAAAAGTATTTTACCAAAAACATTCTTGATCAGATTGACGCGAATGTTCAAAAGGATTTTAAATATGGCTCCAACGACTGAGAGTACCAGCTATAAGTTTATTGACACTGATCCAAAGTATGCTGATTTGGATACAATGCCAATTAAAATTGTCACAGGTGAGTATGCAAATGTAGAATTTCGTTTCAAAAGAATTAGCATTTCTCCTACTGACGATAATCTTAACGTAACATTTGATGTTGAAGTTCTTCAAGCCCCGAAAAATGTAAATGTGGATTTAAATCACCAACCATTCATTGACTTCTTGGGCGAAATCCTGTATGATATAATGGTAAACAGAGAAGACATCGAAACACAGGTCGATAAGCGGGATGAGCCCGTTGATCTAGAAGCCGATGTCCACGAAGATCCACATGGAAAAGATCATCCTTAAGAATCTGGTTAAGCGAGACGATTATGCAAGCAAAGTACTCCCCTTCCTCAAGGAGGAGTACTTTTCTTCTAAGGTAGAGCGCATCGTATTTAATACGGTGTCGCAATTCATCAGCAAGTACAATGCACTTCCAACTAAGGATGCACTTGATCTTATTCTGGAAAACCAGAAGGGTCTGAGCGAGGAAGAGTATCGTGGTTCAGCCAAGTTGATTTCCGAAGTCTACAGCAATAATGATGGCGAAGATATCAATTGGCTGTACGATAGCACTGAAAAGTTTTGCAAAGATAAGGCATTGCACTTGGCTATCCTTAGTTCCATCAATATTTTGGATGGCAAGGAGCAGAATCTTTCAGAGACTGCAATCCCCGATATTCTTAGCAACGCCTTGGCTGTGAGTTTTGATACTCGCGTAGGTCACGACTTCATGGAAGATGCTCATTCTCGCCATGATTTCTATAATAAGACTGAACGTCGCGTTCCATTTGATCTTGATTATTTCAATATGGTGACTGGCGGCGGTACTCCTACCAAAACCCTCAACATCATTATGGCCGGCACTGGTTGCGGTAAGAGTCTTTTCTTGTGCCACCATGCAGCGGCATGCTTGATGAATAACCTCAATGTGCTTTACATCACTATGGAGATGGCAGAAGAGCGCATTGCTGAGCGCATTGATGCTAATCTTCTGGACATGCCTGTCCAAGATCTTCGCAGCATGTCCAAGGGGACGTATCATAAAAAGATCGATGAACTGAAGCATCGATGCCAAGGAAGACTCATCATCAAGGAATATCCGACTGGCGAGGCTAACGCTAATCATTTTCGTATTCTCTTGCAGGAGTTGGCAACAAAGAAGAAGTTCAAGCCTGATATCATCTTCATTGACTACCTGAATATCTGTTCTTCGGCCCGAATTAAGAATACCGGAAACACGAATAGTTACCATTACATCAAGTCTATTGCCGAAGAGCTTCGTGCATTGGCTGTTCAGTTTGATGTCCCGGTGTTCAGTGCAACTCAGGTCAACCGTAGCGGATTTGCAAGCACCGATATTGGTCTTGAAGATACTTCGGAATCTTTTGGTCTTCCTGCTACTGCAGATTTCTTTGCTGCTCTTATTCGTACTGATGAGTTGGATGATGCAAATCAACTTATGGTCAAGCAGTTGAAGAATCGATACAACAGCACGGCAAGCAACCGTAAGTTTGTAATTGGAGTGTCGTTTGCCAAGATGAAGTTGCACGACGTAGAACAAGACGACCAGCCAGTTATGGTCAGTTCCAATCAGACGGATACGAAAAAGAAGAAGAGTGACGAGGATGATTACTACCGCGCAGTCTCCAAGACGGCGCGTAAGGTTGGTCTTGATTGGCAAGTCTAATGTACAACATAGTTGACAAAAAATTCATTAATATGATTTCTGGGTCACTTGAAAAGTTTAAGTGGCGTAGAGACAATATTGCTACGTGCAGATGTTTCATGTGCGGGGATTCTAAGAAGAATAAAAGCAAAACCCGTGGTTATTTCTACATGAACAAAGGACAGTACTTTTACAAGTGCCACAATTGTGGATTTGCTTGTACGGTAAAAACTGTCTTGGATAATGTAGCACCTGAGTTAGCGTTGGAATATACGTTGGAGACTTACAAAGGGTTTACCTTTGGAGCCAAAGAAGCCTACATAGCAAGCAAACCGGAAGTAATAGTGCCTGATTATATCGGTACTTGTATAACGGATTTGCCACTTGCACACAATGCAAGAAGCTATGTTTCCAAAAGACAAATTCCTGTTGATAAACAGTCATTGCTATATTACTGCTCTGATTTTTCAAAGATTGCAAGCCGTTTCTTAAAAGAAGCAACTGTCGAATCTCGGCTTGTAATTCCATTTTTTGACGAAAATAAAACTATTATTGGAGTGCAGGGTCGGGCATTGTCGCCTACCGCTAAGGTGCGATACATCACCTATAAAAGTCCTCACATTGAGCGACTGTGGTATGGACTAGATCGTGTTAACACTCTTAATGATGTGTATGTCGTGGAAGGACCACTGGATTCACTTTTCCTTCCCAATGCAATTGCAATGGTTGGTTCAAGTTATCCTGAGTTGTTGCCCAACAAACTTCAAAATGCAAAATTAATTTTTGCCTTTGACAATGAACCACGGAACGCAGAATTACACCACATGATGGAAAAAGCCATTGAACATGGTCACCGTATTGTGATATGGCCAAACATCCCAGAAAAAGACATCAATGAGATGGTGATAAACCATGGGTACGGAAAGACTAAAGAGATGCTAGATAGTAATACGTACTCAGGTAATATTGCCAGACTTAAATTTTTAACATGGAGAAAATCAAATGGAAGATAATCATGATGACGAAGCATATGCTGACGCACAGTTGAAGGTATGTCAAGCATTTTTGCAGTTTAATTCGTTCTTTACCGAATATGTCAAAGAACTTGACCCAGAATTATGGAAAAAAGCTTTGGAATATGCAAAAGATAGCATCGACATTCCCGGAGTAGAACTTCGTTTTATTGATGAAGATGAAAACGGCGACGAAATAAAGGATTAAAATGTTAAAGCGTGTGAGTGTTTTAGATAAAGGTCATGTAGATTTAATTACTGTTATGGGCAACGATTTGACTGTAGTCAACGCTGCCAGGGTTTCCTTTAATAAGGAAAGCAACTGGGGAGGTACGCAAGAAGATTATACTGAACTTCCCGGAAAAGATGAACCATTTTCTTCTTATCTTTCAAACAAAGATGAAAAACTTATTTCATATCTTGCAAAGCATAAACATTGGACTCCTTTTGCACATCCTCAGATAAGTCTTCGCATCAAGGCTCCAATTTTTATTCGCACACAGTTGTTTAAGCACAAAGTTGGATTTGTTGAAAATGAAGTTAGTCGTCGTTATGTCACGGATCCACCAGAAGTTTATATTCCGAGATGGAGACTTGCTCCAACAGATGGAGCTAAACAAGGTAGTTCGGATTTTATTCAAGACGAGATAGTTGAAGTTAACTTGAATATGCAGTATAATAGTGTTATTACAGGAGCAGTTAAAACATATGAAGATCTTTTGGAACAAGGTGTCGCCCCAGAACAGGCAAGGTCAGTCCTCCCCCAAGGTACTTACACAGAATGGTGGTGGACAGGATCTCTTGCAGGATACGCTCGCGTCGTACAGCAGAGGTCAGACCCGCATGCACAGTGGGAAGTTCGCGAATACGCGAATGCTATCGGGAATCTTATACTTCCATACTTCCCAGTCTCATGGGCAGCTTTAACTGCTAAATAAAACACCAACCAAGGAAACCATATGCAAAATTTACCAGCCTTTCAGGAATTTATTTTTATTTCTCGCTATTCTCGCTGGATTGAAAGTGAGAATCGCAGAGAAACATGGGAAGAGTGTGTAGACCGATGGTGGAATTACTTTACCAATAAAGTTCCCCACCTTGCATCTAGACGCGATGTACGCGAAGCCATTCTAAACATGGAAGTTCTTCCTTCTATGCGCAGTCTCATGACGGCTGGTCCTGCATTGGACCACGACAATACTTGCATATACAATTGCTCGTATCTGCCTATTGATTCCATCGATTCGTTTGCAGAGTTGTTTGTTGTATTGATGAATGGCACTGGAGTTGGATACAGTGTTGAGCGTCAGTATACAGATAAGCTTCCAAGCATTGCCGACAAAATTGAAAAGAATTTTGATGTCGTTATTCATGTGGAAGACTCCAAAGAAGGTTGGGGCAATGCACTAAAGAATCTGTTAGAAGAACTTTACCGAGGCAATCACGTAAAGTGGGATGTTTCAGAAGTTCGTCCTGCTGGAGCAAGGCTAAAAACATTTGGTGGTCGTGCCAGTGGTCCAGCCCCGCTTGATAATCTGTTTAAGTTTATCGTAAAGATTTTTTATTCAGCACAAGGTCGCAGACTTACTGCACTGGAATGTCATGATATCTGCTGTGCGATTGCCAACGCTGTAATTGTCGGTGGAGTTCGTCGTTCTGCAATGATTTCATTGAGCGATCTTTCTGACCGTGAAATGGCACTGTGCAAAAGCGGTGCATGGTGGGAGCAGGCTGGCTTCCGTTCATACGCTAACAACTCAGCAGTATACCGAGGTCGCCCTCCAATGGGTCAGTTCCTTGAGGAATGGACTTCGCTCTACAACAGCCACAGCGGTGAGCGTGGAATGATTAACCGTCAGGCACTTCAGGCACAGGCTGTGAAGAGCGGTAGAGACGGAAAGTGTGAGTACGGTACCAATCCATGCTCAGAGATTATTTTGAAGCCATTTGAGTTTTGCAATCTTTCAACTGTCGTGGTTCGCCCCAACGATACCCGCGCTTCTTTGAAAAAGAAGATTGAAATTGCAACCATCATTGGTACTGTTCAATCTACTTTCACCTACTTCCCATATCTTCGTCCCGAGTGGAAAAAGAACTGCGAAGAAGAGCGCCTACTGGGCGTGTCGATGACAGGTATCTTTGACAATAAACTTACAAGTGGCCTTGAAGGTAAGCCAAAGCTTATTCAACTTCTCCAGACTCTGCGTGAGCATGCAACGTTGACTAATCTACAGTGGTCTGAGACCTTGGGAATTAGCCCTAGTAAGTCAATTACTTGCGTCAAGCCCGAGGGCACCACTTCATGCTTGGTCGATTCTGCCTCTGGTCTCCATCCGAGATATGCAGACTACTACTACCGTAGAGTTCGCATTGACAAAAAGGATCCCATCTATCAGTTGATGAAAGACCAAGGGGTTCCGTGTGAGGACGATGTAATTAATCCTAACAATACAGCAGTCTTCACATTTGCAATGAAGGCATCTGCTGGTACCGTAACCACAGAAGACCTTCGTGCGTTGGATCACTTGGACCTGTGGAAGACTTACCAAGAGCATTACTGCGATCACAAGCCATCTATCACAGTCAACTATCGTGATAGCGAATTCCTTGAAGTCGGAAACTGGCTATGGGAAAACTTTGATTGTGCTACCGGAATTTCTTTCCTACCCGGTGGTGATTCACACTCTTATGCACAGGCACCGTTTGAAAGGATCGATGCAAGTACATATGAGATGCATCCTCAGATCAAGGTAGACTTTAATAAACTTTCTACGTATGAACAAGAAGACAACACCGAATCTGCAAAAGAATATGCTTGCCAAGGTGGAGCCTGCCAAATTATGTAAAGTTTGCACCGAGTGCAATATTACCAGACCGGTTGAGTGTTTTGCTAAAGTAAAAAACAAAACATCTCACCCGGTCTGGAGGCGCAATGTGTGCAATGAATGCAGAGATCGCCAGCGGACTCCTGAGCAGCGGCTATTAAAAGAAGCCAAATACAGAGCAAAGAAAAAAGGGCTTGCGTTTGATTTAGAGTTATCTGACATTGTTATTCCTGCAACGTGTCCTGTATATGGAATGCCTATGCAATACAATACGGGATGGAACTCGCCTTCCATTGACAGGATAGAAAACAATAAAGGTTACACCAAAGACAATATTATAATTGTTTCGGTAAAGGCAAACAGCCACAAAAGTACTGCGACTCTAGATGAGTTAAAACAACTTGTATTATTTTATGATAAATTAATGTCCCATAAATAATGGGATGTTTCATACAATTGTTGGTATTGACTATTCAATGACTTCGCCTTGCTTGTGTCTCTTTGACACAAGACTTAAATTTTGTTTTGAAAATTGTCAATTTTATTTTTTGACAGACACAAAGAAGTATGCTAATAAATTTTTAGGCAATGTCAATGGTGAAATGTTTGATACCTACAACCATGACACTGAAAGATTTGATACTATATCTGAGTGGGCTATAAATCTTTGCATCGGTGCTGCCGAAGTAAGCTTAGAAGGATATGCATACAATTCTACTGGACGAATTTTTCATCTAGCAGAAAACGTTGGAATATTAAAGCATAAGCTTTACAAGAATGCAATTCCAGTAAGCGTGATTGAGCCAAGCCGTGTTAAGAAATTAGCCACAGGCAAAGGCAATGCGGACAAACAAATGATGTTTGATGCGTTTGAGGCTGAGACTCACGTAGACTTAAAGTCCGCTCTGTCCCAAAAAACACTATCGAATCCTGTTACGGATATTATCGATAGTTTTTATATTGCTAAAATTTTAGCCGAGTCAAAACTTAATCAAGAACCTTGACGCTGAACGACTCAACGATGGGTGCTGGCAGGGATTGAAGAATTTCATAATTATCCCAGTTTTCCTTTAGTACGCCCTTCTTTACCAGGTCAGCAATTGTCGCTTTCAATTTATCATCGATATTTTGAAAGTTGATATGGTTTTTGCCATTGTCAAGAGCAAGCTTTATAGCCATGGCTACACTATCCCCATATGGGAAGTCGTCAAAGCTTTGTTTTCTCACATCTGGTAAGATGTAATAAAGGAATCCAGCAATGTCCTGTTTTGGTACAATAGTAGAATGACGAGCATTGCTGCCCCCACATCCCATGTTATATACAACATGGGTTTCCATAAGATATTTTTCTATGATAATCTTTCTAGCCATTGCGTAAATATTTAGCTTCCGCCTCTTCGCTCTGTCGCGGCGTCTAGATTTCTCCTAAACCGCTTAGGCATTCCTGGCTTCATCTTGGACATTAGTTCATTCCAAGCTCCCCCAGTGGCTTTATTGGGGCTTAAAGTGGCATCCATAGCCATACCTACGGCTTCAGACCCATAATCACGAATTACCTTATTAGCTTTGCAGCTGGGGCATGGGTTTTTTAGGGGAACGTCATTCTTTGCCATGGTTAGGCTTTCCTCAAATTGATGATCACACTTTTCACATTTAAACGCATAGATTGGCATTATGTTATCCTTAAAAAAAACTGTATAGCTTCTTCAAAAATTAAATTTTTAGTCGGTTCTTTTGGCTTGTTTCGCAAAACCATTCCTGCTTCTTTCGGTGTCTTATTTCCTTTGGACAAGTTGCAGTCTCTGCAGCAAGCCACCATATTGACCCAACTATTCGATCCACCTCGGTGGCGAGGCACTACGTGGTCAATGGTGGCATTATCCTCAAGATCAATATTACAATACTGACAGACATATTTATCTCGTCTGAAAATATTCTTTTTACTGGGAAATGACTTCCGATTTGGTACTTTGATGTAATATTTTAAAATTAAAACTCTGGGAATTTTAATTTCACCGGACAAAGCCATAAATTTTAAATTTGTCTTTGTATCTGGATCAAAGTAAACTTTATTTTTGCTGATAAGATCCAATGCCCGTCTCATTGAAATAATATTCAAAGGACTTTGATCAAAATTTAAAAGTAGAACGGAGTTTTCAAGCATTGCTTGAGAGGTATTCCGTGAAAGACAGAATTTTGCTCTCGTTAGCTTGCTGGCGCTCTGCCTTCGAAGCTTCGATGGCTTGCAATTGACGGATTGCTTCTTTTTTAGACTCATGCTTACCTAAAATCTTTTCACCTGTAGAGTCAGTAACTACGTATTGATCGCCTGATTTCTTTATCATGCAATATTATTTATAGAACCTAAATAATTTAAGCCATGAATAAAGCGGTTTTATCCCATTTAAATAATCTTAGCAAACGTGCTGAAAAGATACATCAGCCTACCGTGGCCCAATACAAGCCATTTTCACCTTTTAGAACAAACACTGTTCAAAAAATTCAAGAAAATGTTTCTCCAAGTATTGGTTTTAAATTGTCTGACATTTTAAATAAATTAAACAAACCATGAAAATCTTTAATCAACTTCTAAATGAAGCGTTATCTGCTCAGGTAAATACAGATTATACTAGATTTCTTGTCGAGAAGCAATACGCCTTGACCAAAGAGACTGCTCGTATTTTGCTGGAACAGGACGAAGATGAAGATGGTGATGGCGCTCCAGATGTTCCATTTACTAGAACATATAAAGGAAACAAAATATATGTTCATTTGGACGTAGGTGGTCGTCGTGAAATACAAGTAGTAGACAGCTTGGACGATGCAAAGATTTTAGCAAGAAACTATGGAACTGGCATTGCATATGATAATAGTGGTAATGAATTAGATCTAAACGAAGCTTTAGAGGATGGAGTGGACAGAGATTATACTTCTTCGTTTAGACCACAGAAAAGAGATCGGACAAAATCTCCACTTTCAGCTAAAATGTCAAAAACTTATGAAACTCTCAGAGCAAAATTAGAAAAAGACATTGCAGCAAATGTCGCCGACATTACTGATAAAGAAGAGCAAATTGTTGGAAAGGGAAAAGGAAATGCGGAAAGTATTAAAAATTCTGCATTCTGGAAAGCTGTTTATGATGATCCCAGCCTTGCCTCTGTTTTAGATGTAGAAGAATATGAAAAATCGGGGTTTAAAGCAGACGAACCACTCAACATAAGAAAAGTTGGTGGACACACTTATGTTCCGTCAAGACAAATGGATCTCAGTGATCTTAAACCAGCTTCTCGTCCATATGCTTCAGGAGAAGCCGTTGGTCCAGTAAATCCAGAAGATGTTCCAGATGTAAAATTTATTGCTCCGGCGCACCCAAGTTTTGAACAAAAAGGTGGATTTGAACAGACAGCTACAAAGGCGGCGCGCTGGTTTGAAAAGCCAGAAAATATTAAAACAGCGCTGAGCATGGGCATCGGCGTTGGAGGTGCTTTAGGTTTAGCCAGAGCAGGTCTCTCTGCCATACCAAAAGTTGGACCCAGCCTTGCACCTTGGCTTATCGGCGCTGCAGAAGTTGGTTTAGGTGGATTGTATGGAATGCATCTTAAACAAGGTATCGAATCAGAAATCGAACAAGCAGAAAAAGGAAAGGGAGTGACTGTAGGGCAAGCTACTGCTGGTCAAGCTGCTGCTGAATTTCCTGTTGCCGCTGCAGGTGCAAAAATAGGTGGAGGAGTATTTAAACCTAGAACTCCAAGGCCAGCCGAGTTGGTAGAACCAAAAACCAAAGTAGCAAAACCTGAATCACCAAAGACTGATACATCGGCGAGATGGGATGTTCCGGGAACTAAAGACTATTCTGCTATTCTTAGACAACAGAGAGAAACATTTAAGGGAGATCCTTCACTGGAACCCGCATCTGTAGCTATGTTGAGAGAGTTGCCAACAAGCTATGGTAGAGAAAGTGCTTTAGCAGCCAAATTTAAAATTGGAAAAGATAAAGTTTCTATGGGAGAAATGACTCCCGGCGAACGTATAAACACATGGAGAAATCTGTTTAGATTTGGCCCAAAGGGAGCTTCCAAAAAAACTCCAACGTCTGCTTTAGATAAATTTGAACTTGTTAATCCATTAGAAGCTAAACCAGAAACATTTGTTGAACCACAAACTCCATTTGCTCCCGAAGCTTCCAGTTCAGGAACTGCGATAACACTTCCAAGGGGATTCCGAGGAAGACCGCCAAACTTTGTAGGATTCCCCTTTACTCCTCCTGCAGCATTACCAAAAAGACCATCAGAATTTGAATCTCCTGCAGATTATCAACGATCAAAAGAGGAAAACTTAGGTAGGGCTTTAACTGATAAAGAAGCAAAGGCATCTGCAGAAGAATTTGCAAAAGATTTAAGACAGGTTGAGGCTTCTAGAGTATCAGATAGAAGCACGCTTTTTGGAGACAGAGGTCCTGTCGCAATGAGTTCTACCGGAACTCCAAGTCGGGCTTCTGTGCTCGCAAGGATTCAACAATCTCCAGTCACTAAAGCAGCAGGGGTGATGGCTTCTGTTCCAAGTGTAGCCGACATGGCAGCAAAAGAAGCGTCTACAATTCCTGCAATAGTTGCAAGAGCACTTGAAACAACACGAACCCCTGCTGAACCGGCAGGTGTTCTACGGACTGCATACAGAGAATTAAAAGTACCAGAAGTAAAAACAGGCAAACCAGTAGAAGCACCCAAAATAGAAGCACCATCTTCAAAAGATATACCGGCTGGTTATGGGTTAATGAATCAGCCTGCAGATATTTCTCAATTTCCTGATGATGAGCCAGTTAGTTATGAATTGATGAATCAGCCTATGGAATTACCTCCTTCTTCGGATGAAGAAAAAACAGATTCTCCAGTTGCCGTTCCAGCTAACAGACCAAAAGCTTTACCGCAGCCGTCTGCAACACCAAGTACTGAAGCTCCAACCGCTTCACAGCAATCTCTTTTAAATGCAATTAAATCTGCCAGAAAAAACATAAAACTAGTTTCTGCTAAACCATCTGAGACTCCAGAAGCAATACCAGACCGTTCTATGGATTCTGTTGAAGCCGCTAGAGCTGCTGCTTCTTGGAGAGCACCTGAAAAATCAACAATATCTTTTGGCACTTCTGGTAAACCTAGTGGGTCTGATGGGGTAGCACTTCAACCACCAAAAATAGAAACTTTAAAACCAACAAAAGACGAAATAAAATCTTTTGCTGATTTGTTTAAATATCAAGTGGGGGGAGATGTTCCTTTGGATCGTTCTATGGATTCTGTTGAAGCCGCTAGATCCAATATTAAATGGCCAACTCCACCAGATCGTTCTATGGATTCTGTTGAAGCCGCTAGAGCTGCTGCTTCTTGGAGAGCACCTGAAAAATCAACAATATCTTTTGGCACTTCTGGTAAACCTAGTGGGTCTGATGGGGTAGCACTTCAACCACCAAAAATAGAAACTTTAAAACCAACAAAAGAAGATATTAAAAAGTTTACAGATCTATTTAAATACGAAATTGGTGGAACAAGTCTTCCTCCAGATCGTTCTATGGATGATATTGAAGCCGCTAGATCTAATGTCAAGTGGGCTACACCGCCAGATCGTTCTATGGATGAAATTGAAGCTGCAAGAGCCCAAGCAAAGTGGCCTACACCTCCAGATCGCTCTATGGATGATGTTGAAGCTGCCAGAGCTCAAGCAAAGTGGGCTGCATCACCAGATCGTTCTATGGATGAAATTGAAGCTGCAAGAGCCCAAGCAAAGTGGGTCGATGATTCCATAAAGGCCGAAGCACCTAAAAAAGAAGTATCAAAAGAAATACCTGATAACTCTCAAAATCAAAACCAAACTTCCGGAGTTAGCGATTCTATAATTGCAGTTGCTCCAGTTGTTCAGGCAATTTTGAATCAAATTAGACAGTCTGGAAGTGGCAATACTAACAGAGGCACTCCAAATAGAAAAATATCAAGAAACGAACCACCAACACCAAAAGCTGGGGGAATTCCTTTTGGAGGTAGTGACGTTACAGGAACTGAACCAGCCGAGTCAGCATCAGCATCTAAGCCCGGTCCAGACAATTGGGATCTCTTTATGAAACAAATTTACGGTAAGAAAGCAGCAACTCTCACTAAATAACTTGTATTTGTTGTGATCTTTTGATATAATTGTAAGGAATAAAGTGTTACCTGTTAAAAAATATAATCACGATACTATCTCTATTACTGGCAGTCTTCAAGAAGCCACAACTGAGTCTGGGCGATCATACGCTACTCCCGAAGGAACTTTTCCATCGGTGACTACTGTTGTTGGTTTTGAAAAACAAAAGTTTTTTGCTGAGTGGAGAAAGAAGAATCCAAAAGAAAGTTTGCGCGTAACCAAACGCGGAACGGACTTTCATGCACTTATTGAAAAATATGTCAACAACGAAGATATAAATTTTGATGAACTTATGCCAAATATGTTGGACATTTTTGTCCTCATGCAACCCCTATTGCATCGCATAGACAATATTCGAATGATAGAAGCCCCATTGTGGTCTTCGTTGCTAGAATTGGCCGGAAGAACAGATTGTATTGCTGATTTTGACGGAGTGTTGTCTATCATTGACTACAAAGCAAGTACAAAAGAAAAAAGAAAACAAGATATTGAAAATTATTTTATGCAAGCTACTGCGTATGCAATGATGTTGCAAGAACGCACAGGCATAAAAGTTGAACAATTTGTAATTTTGATTGCGTGCGAAGATGGCACTTCACAGGTGTTTATCGATAAGCCCATCAATTATGTCAAAAAACTAAGCGACATTATACACAAATATAAGGACCACGTCAATGCACAAAGAGCGAATAGTTGATATTGCGGAAAGAGTAAACAAACGTAACACAAAATTATGGTTTATGATGAACGAAAATTCTCGTTCATCTTTGCACCGAGAACAGTTTGTAAACGCAAATGGCGGTATGTTTTACCAGAATGACCGCGGTGAATGGCTATGGCGAAGCGAATTTTTGGTAAAAAACGGATACTGGCTAATGCGACAAGATACCGGAGAAAAGGTATTCTTTGAAAATATGAGTGAGTTCTGCCGAAAGCATGATCTATCCATTGTAAAGATATGTGAGATCATGAACGGTAAGCGCAAGAGCTACAAGGGGTGGGTGCCAGTAGAGGTTCGTCCTGTGAAAGATGGTCCCGGATCACACAAGAATATAGGCGAAAACCCGGACAACAAACCAAAATATGAGGTTGTATACCAGACAGCAATCTTCAAAAACTGGCTAACCAATGAAATTGTGCTAGTTACCAATATTCCGGACTTTGCCAAAAAAATTGATGGTGACTTCAAAGAACTGTACAATTTAGCACAAGGTAAAAAGAAATTCTACAAAGAATGGACGCTTGCCACCTCCACTGAAGCTCCCCCGGCAGTCACTAAGGTCAAAAAGAAAGTTTCCAAGAAGGAAACCTAAATATTATGACCAATGGACTTTACATCAAAAATCTTAAAATACATCTTTGAAGCGACCTCAAATGAGCCGATAGACACAGGCACAAGTCTCCGTAAGGAGACTAAAATGTCTTCCGCGACAGATAAGCGTAGTCGTGATGCTGCCCGTAAGCGTGCAGAGCGTGCATCCAAACCAAAAAAGAGTCAGCTATCCTCTGCTGAATTAATTACACAGGTTATAGCTGTCCGTACAGGTGAAGGTGCTACCGAGCTAATTTACAAAGATTCGTATAATCCAAATTACCACGAACTTATCAATCCAGAAAAAGATCTGTCGATTGAGGATGCTAAGGCATACACCAAAGATGAAACCTTCATTCAGACTCAAGCATCACAGCAACTCTTCGGCGACCTAAAGAAGAAGGCAGAAGCCCAAGAACGTAAACGAGCTTCTGACGAGGTAAAGGCAGCAGAAGGCGAAGAGGGTGGGGAGCCAGGTCCCGAGGTAGAAGAGCCAAAGTTTGTTAAGCCTAAGAAGATGTCCATCCAAGACCTGCTCGCTAGCATGTCTGGAATGGAAGCTGGGCAACTTGGTTCTATTCCATTCGAATTACGCCAAGAGTACTTTTTGCAAAACCGAGATCCAATGGATGCTGAGGACTTTGATAACCTCACATTCGAAACGGTTGCAAATAAATTTGGTATTACAAAAGTAGATCTTCCTTTTAACGAACAAGTTAAGAATGCTTTGATCATGATGTCTCGGATTAAGGCTGGTGCTTCTGACCAAGAGCTGTCTTTCGTAACTAACTTGAAGAATGGAATGTTTACTCAATTCGGTCGTGAAGCCTTTGAACAAGCCAAAAAGATTTTGTCACAAGTTGGGGACGAGTGTCTACAACTTATGGTTTCTGCTTCAGAAGCTGGTCTTGCTGGTGTTTCTGCCGAAGGTAAGACAGACTTCAAGTGTGGTGGAATAAAATTTGCCGTAAATGCACAGGGTGAAATTTCTTTGTCCAGCGGTGATCCTACTCAACAAGGCAAAGAAGTAAAGAAAAACATTCAACGTAGCTTGGTTCAAACCATGCAGGATCCTAGCTTGGCAGAAAGAGATCCAATCTACCGAGAAGCCATCAGCACAGTGAATGATATGATGGCTATGGCGCCAACTGGTCTGATCAGCGATTCCTCATTTGAGCAACTGTCAAAGGATCCAAACGTATTTGCATTTATGCAGAATGAGCCAGTTATCTCTGCTACCGGTCAAAACTTAGGACCAATGGTAATGCCAAGTGGAGAATTAAATCCTGCAATTTCTTATAAGAAGTTTGAAAGCGACATGGAAAGAGTCGTAGATCGATTTATTGCGCAAGAGAAAGGCAAAAAAGCTCCATTCATGCGTTCCTTTGTAAAGGCTGCTGTATCCAATCAAATTCGGGGTGATGGTTCAGCTGATCCAGAGTCTACCCCATCTCACTTGGTTACTAGTGATGGTATTTTCCCAATGAGTGATGAGTATTTCTCCTCAGTCTCTAGTAACAGTGACATTAATATTTCAAAGGCAAATGGCAAGGACAAAGGCAAAAATCACGATATTAATAAGTTTAAAGTAATGATTGAGCAGGCTCAAGTCATGCCAATGGATCCGAATCAACAAATTCGCGATTTAATTGCCTCGGTCCTCACCCCAGTTGGTGCATCTCCGATTGAAGTTTTAGCAAATACACTCACTAAAAACTACAACTTTGACATGAATGTCAGCCTGTTGCCGGGAGTTAAGCCAAAAGACATTCACGGAGTAGAGTACAATTATATAAATGTTCAAGGCAAAAAGTTTAAAATTCCAGTAATCCGCGATCAAGAACTTGTTGCTGCAAAAATAGAAGAATCTTATCTAGCAGCCAATGATATTCTTTTGGAAAGCATGGAAAACAATGATGTTTTGCGAGCCATATACTTTACAAAAATAATTAATTTTGATCAAGCAGAATCAATTGTTGCTAGCAGGAAGATGTCATTACATGAAGCTACTTCCATCTTGGGTCAATTGGTAAATGTTGTAGCAGAAGCAATTGCATCCAGACCATCGGCGTTGTCAGAGTGCATAGAGTACATAGAAGAATCAAAGAAAAGAAAGCGCAATTACAAAAGAGAGTATAAACTGTTCCACGGCAAGCCATCTCAAATTAAAAAGCGTGCAAAGCGCGTTCAAGCTCGCCGCGACATGGAAGATGAAGGCAAAGTACACAAAGGTGACGGCAAAGATGTAGACCACAAAAAGCCTTTGCGCAATGGTGGAACCAGTGCTCGTAAGAATTTACGGGTAAGAGATCGCGGTGAGAACCGTTCTGACAATGGTAAATATAAAGGTCAACCCGCAGACAAACCAAGGACAGATGAATGAACTGGAAAGATGAATATAAAAATTTATTGAGTGAGAAGGTCTACAGTGATTCTGGACTAGGTAAATGGTTCAACCGGGAATCTGCAGGCGGTGGTCCGGGATGGGATCGTTATGATTCTACTGGCAAGCGAGTAGGTAAATGTGGTGACTCTAAAGAAGGAGCACCTTATGCTGCTTGTCTTAGTAAGCAAAAAGCCAAAAAACTCGGTAAAGCAGGAATTTCTAAGTTTGTAAAACGTAAAAGATCTGCACAAAATGCCAGCGGAAGAGGAACCAAGGGAGCCGGACCCAAAGGTAAGAAACCAATCTTTGTAGAGACCGGAGCTGCAAACAAAGTAGAGGAACAATATATGCCAGATACATTTATCGTAGAGGGATTTGCTGGAATCAAAATGAAATTTCCAGCAATTCAAGCTGCTGAGTTTGAACCATATGACATTATTATTGACAAGAAAGGCAATCTTTTTGAAGTCAATGACGTTGAAATTGTAAACAATACTGCTTACGTCAACGTATCCGGCCTTAGCACCATCGTTGAAGATGTAGATGCTCTTGTTACCTTTAAGCTCAACGAAGAGTATGGGCTTTACGGGGAGGCTCCTTCAAACATGATTAATGAATGGGGTGAGCTAGAGGAGGCTGCTGAGGCAGGAAGTAAGAAGGTGAAGCTCAACAAGATCATGCGTGGTGATGTTAAGAAATATAAAGTTTACGTAAAGAACGACAAAGGCAATGTTGTTAAGGTAAACTTTGGTGACCCAAACATGGAAATCAAGCGAGACGATCCTGCTCGCAGACGTAACTTCCGCGCTCGCCATAACTGTGACAATCCTGGACCTCGCTGGAAAGCCAGATACTGGGCCTGCAAGACTTGGAGCAGACAATCGGTCACTTCTATGTTGAAAGAAGATAACTTAACCGAGGCTAAAAACAAGGCAAAGAACCCCAAGAAGTGGCAGTCTTGCATTGCACAAGCAAAGAGTAAGTTTGAAGTATATCCTAGCGCATATGCCAATGCTTGGGCTTCAAAGTGCTACAAAAAAAAGAAAGGCAAATGGAAAAAAGTTGCTGAAAGCTTTGCTGAGAACATTCTAAAAGAATCCAAAATCAATCCCGCTGCTTCAATTTCTTCGATGGAAAATACAATCGATGCCGAAAAGAACGGCATAAAGCAAACCATCACTTATCTAAAGCAGTTTTTTAACAAATAAATACAATAGGAACAATTTATGAAATTCAAAGAACTCAATCGTAAACTTCAAAAGTTACAAGAATCAGGAGAGCACACTGAAGGCGGAAGCCTTCAAGGTGGCGATCCACGCGGAACAAATATTTCCGCTATCAGCGATTATGGAACTCACCGCCTTGAAAATGACGCTATGTTGGATCGCGTAAATGCATTCCTCCATGCATACAGTGGCAAAGAATTCTTGGATCCAGATGGTGCACTTAACGTAATCAAGAATAAGTTAAACATCATCGGTCTTGACTTCAAGCCCACTAAACTAGCTTCCGGAGTTAACATCCTCAAACTATATCAATATGGTTCCCCGGCTCTTGGCGTTTTCGGCGTTGCGAAAAATCTCATGACGGACTTCACAAAGGAACCGTTCAGTTCAACAGCCGGTCTGGAACCAGCGTTTGATTACAACTTGGTAATAATGGTTGCCAAAACACCTAATTATCTTGTCAAGTTTGACATGAAAGTAGTACGAAACGGTGAAGAAGTTGACTGTGGTTGCCAGCACTAACCGAAAAAGGCTAATGGAAGAAGAAAATGATGACATATTCGTGGCATACGCGAAGAAACATTATTTTAATCCAAGCTGCGCTTCATACAGTGAATTTTTAGAAGATCTCAAACGCATCAAATATGTTAAAAGACTGTTGTATAGATTTCATAAAGCAAAGACACTGAAGTCTATAAAAGAAAGATTGATTCTTAATCATTTAATTGTTTTGCAGAATGTGTTTGGTGGCGAAGCTACGGCAAAACTTTTAGTGATGAAGCATGAAGAGAAGTTCCACAGTTACTTAAAAAGTTTTATGGTCTACATGGAGTTTGATGCGAAGGTAATGAAAACCATAGGATTTGAGAAACTGCACACAGATCCAAGAATAGATCGCAAACTAGGACAGATTACCGACAAATGAACAATCCTTTAAACTTAATGATCAAGCCCAACACAGTGTATAAGTTTGCTGAATTGCTCAGCAAGCCATATACTCAATATGATGCATACCGTAAAGGGTTAATCAATGAACAGGGACGCTTTCTCAATAAGGGTGGCGACCTAGACGGGTTGGAATATATTGCACTCCGAGTAAAAAAACTATTTGAGGAGTTGCTCCCCGGACAGAATAAATTTTATCTTTCCACACTGGCAGGAACTTTAAAAATATTCAATGAAGAATTTTCTAAGATGGGGATTCATCGAAGTGATGTGAATGTCATTGTAGAACAGTATGTCTTTGAACGTACAAATGGTGACATTAGCTATTTGGATTATCTTCTGGAAGAAGCTACAGTTCGTTATATTACAGAAGATTTAGGAATGGGAATGATGTCTGGAGCAGAAGGTGGACTTTCCAGCGCAACATCTAATACTTTTCAAGGCGGTATTGCTTCTTACGACAAACCGATGAAATTTAGATATAAAAAGAGAAGCAAAGATAAAGTACGCAGAGACTCTACACAGATCACTGTAGTAGAACAAATTGCACCACCAGCGCAGCCACCTAGCCCTTATGTCACTCTTCAAGTAGATCCAATGGACTACGAAGAAATAACACGGGCTACGACTCCCAGCGGGGAATTTGATTCAACGCAATTAACAAAACCTGCTCTGAAGAAGTATTTCAATCGTTTGAGTGAACGTTCTTCAAACAAGCAGGTTTTTGTTATCGGCAATAATCAGCAGCCACCTTACATGCTGAAAATGCCAATGAAAAAGAAGAAATCTTAATCGCTCAGGAACACCTGAGAAGAGTTTTCATGGGCTTCCTTGTAGAAAGGATGTCCATTTAAAAGACTACCGGTCTTTGTTCTCTTTTCGTTTTCCACGATATGCTGATGGCAATCATTAAAACCCTTCATGTATTCCTCATGCAGGATTCCAACGAAGCAAGAGTGGTTAGCTTGATAGCCAGCAGTTCGATCCCCCCAACCTCTACGATATGCATCACCGGGCTGATATGACATTACATTCCCTCCGATGGTTTAACTGTTCCAATAATCTTATTGATTGTTTCGACGTACTCAGGACGATTGGTGTTCTTAAATAACCCTCTCATTTCAATGAGATTCTCGTAGTCATCCTCAAACATGATTACCATACCAGAAGGTGCTGGACCCTTTGCAGCTTTCTTTTGCATATTTTTCATGAATCTATCCCAATCTTCGTTACTCATGTTCTCTTTGGCCTTCTTAAAAAACTCATCAAAATTTTCTGAAAACTGCATTTCATCATCCTTTAAATATTCTGACAGACGGTGCTTTGGCACTCGCTTATTGTATTTGCTCCAGTCGTTGAACCAAGAACTTGGGTCATAATTGTTTGGTTTATCCATGTGTTTCTTTCTGGGTTGTATCGAAAAAGTTTTCATACATTACACGTCCGTCAGACGATGTTGCGGACAAATAACGAATGTGTTGATTGACGGCATCTTCTAGTGTAAGTGCGTGGTTTACGCCAAAGGAAAAGCTCTTAATCCATGCTGGGCAACCACCAATAGTGATTCTGATCTCGGTTCCATCTAAAGATGTTCCATAAAAATCAAAGCTGCTGTTATCACCATCGTAATAAGTGAAAAAACATTCTATCTGACCATACTTGGAACGAACTTCTGGAAGTTCCATGGTCTTCATTGCTTTCTTCATAATCTAGATTCCTTGACAGAGATGGGAAGACATCCAATCTTATCCAATGCAACGAGCGTGGATTTCTTGGCTTCCATCATACTTTTGGCTCGGTTTCTCTTGAGCCGTTCGTTACGCTTCTTGTGTTTTCTTGCTGTAACTCTTTGTTTAGAATTTGGCATACATCACCTTTAAAACTATATTATACATTATCCGACATACGTTGTCAAATATTTATGAAATAAAAACCCCGGTTTTTCAGATGCGGGAAAACCGGGAAACCCCACTGCTTTAAGCAGCTATTGCTAATTCGTTAGCAATTATTTTTTGCAACTGTTTATTTACGACACTTGTTACCCGTGTCGGGTATCTCCTTCTTCATTACTTTGCGCCAATCGATTCCTTTCGACCCCGTGACCCGAAGCCTAGGACTTCGGGAAATGCCCCGCTGCTACGAGGACTTGGCTCGCCGTTTTCAGAGGATTGCAGATTCTCTGACTTAGGCTAATGGAGTCGGGGGGATTCGAACCCCCGTCTTGTACGCATTTCAATCCAATATCAACAATACCAAAAGCGTAGTGGAGGACTTGCACCTCTATTGCTCTGTATCAGATTGCTTTGATCAAAGCAACCCTAGCAGCCTGACGCTGTCTACGCGTAAAATTATTTAGTCGGTTTTATATCATAGTAATAATTGTCATCGTGGTCATCAATGATCCAACGATCACTTTCACCTTCGCACTTCCACGCCTTATTGTCAACCTTGAAATCAGGTTTTTCTGGGAAGGGCTTTGTAACAAACGACATGTTTTTCCAAAATATTCTGTTATTTGGCTGGAGTGTATAGTTTCCGTTGTCCAGCGCAATCATATGAAGGCACTTATATTGCGTAGGTTCCTCTGAATAGGCATTTCTATACCAATCAAAGGTCATTACATAATCGCCCCAGTGCTCGGTCTTGTCTTTCAGAACAACTTTTGCTCTGCAATCAAAAAGAGCATCATATTCAACCGTGGATACATTTTCATGGAAACAATCCCAAAGTTGCAGGTGATCTAGGGGCATCAAAGGAGCCTCTGGCTTCCAGCATAGCATATGAATAGGGACTCTGCTACGAACGATTCCATAGTCAGTCATGACATGAAAGGTCATGGCATATCCAGCGCAAGACTGTGCGCCAAATACTAAAACCTTGTCAAATTCTCCCTTATGCTGGTCATGTTGGTACATGTGCTCTTTACGAAGATAACAATAAAAATGTGGTATGTTCACATTGTGCATAATGCGAGCTGAAGGATTTGAACCTTCGTAGGCAATGCCAGCAGATTTACAGTCTGCCCTCGTTGACCGCTTGAGTAAACTCGCTAATGTCGGGCATTGAATCCTTTTTCCAGCCCTGATCAAGGTCTGGGAAGTATAGTACTAGCCCTGCGCGTTCTTCTACGGTATTCGCGCCCCACCGCTGATTGCTGCTAGGGTATCAGTTATCCCCACACAGCTTTATGAAGAATTTAATTTAAGGTTTGGGTCGAAGTTTTATTTCAACTTTTGCATAACCAGCGCGATCACACTGCAAGAACTTAACAGATTCCACCAATCTATTGTCTGGGATATCTGCAAGTCTTGCCGGAAGATTGGTTTCGATGTATGGCCCACCTTCAAAGTCTGCCATAGTTCCATCGGTAGTACCGCGAGTGAAGGTGCTTTCTCCTTCGATGGTGTACGTATTTGCATCAACCTTTCGGACGAGGCGCTCTACGTGATACCGACTTAGCATTCTTGCTACAATTGGATGTTCTGTCTGTTGCATCAGTTTTCTTTTTAAAAATCGAATCCCAGTTTTTAGACCAGTTTTCATAGTTCACACTGCGATATCTATCGCCTTTACCAGCACCGTGCTGACCTTCCATATGCATATTATATCACAACTGCACTAAATGTCAATTAGTTAAGAGCCCAAACAGTAACGTTTGCTGGTGATGCTGAAGTCCAACTTTTTACATAAAAAGGAATAATGTTGTTTCCAACACCAAGTGATAAGGCGACTGATACGTCGTTTCCATTTGGATCTAAGCAAGTAAATGTAACGGTTGTAGTGGTAGTAACGATTTTTACTAAAACACCTTTATTGTTTGGGCTTCCTGTGCTTATTGCAAGTGATTGTACTCTACGATATGTTCTCATGGTAATTGGTCCTTAAAAAAGCAGATATGCAATACAAGGTGACGCTGGATCATCAATATATAATGCGTTAATGTTTACTAGGTTGAGAGGATAAAAATATGCATTTGTAAAAGCTGTAACATTATTTTCTTCCAAATAATTTATTCCAGTAGCTAAATTTGTTTCAAACATCATTGGATTTAAGGTGCTAAAATTGCTATGGACAATATTGTAAGTATTGCCTAGAGTATCC